AAAGTAGAACAATTCGAGTTTAAGACGATTAAAATACAAACACAGGGACTATAATATGACCTACAGAATAGTCAAACTTCGGAGTGGTGAAGAGTTAATTGCTGTGGTTAAAAATGTAACTGAGAAAACGGTCACAGTAGAAAGACCAATGCAGATGAGAATTGCAACTTCTCACCATCCAGCTACGGGTGAAATATTAAGAGAAACTACAATTTTAAAAAATTGGTTATCCGGAACAGATCAAATCGACTGTGATGTTCCTAGAGATTTTATCGTAACTACTCTCATACCCAATGAAAGAATCATTGAAAAGTATAAAGAAGAAAAAGAAAAAGAAGATCAGTATAAAGAATTGGGTTTAGATATAAGTGAAATAAATGATCTGGTTGATAAACTTGCAAAACAAATAGGACTACCTTCGCCGGAAAATCCAGAAAGTATTAAAAATTCTCCACCCATTGGACCTACGGGAGAAGAAATTATTGTTATGAGTTTTGCAATACCAAAGAATATTTTTGAAAATCTCGTTCAGAGTGGTATTCTATCAGATGATCTTGAAGATATTCCACTCGACGATTTTGGTTTTGAAGAGATGGAAGATGATGAAAGAGATGAGGGTGATGAAGATTGGGGAAACAACTTCTCAGACTGGCCTGAAGATCTCGAAGATTACTTGGGTGACGGCTAAGCTAGCTTAGAGTTATCCTTCTGTCCTTTAGCAAGGAAATTGTAACACGGTTTTGGGTACTTGTCAAGTAAAAAATTTATATTTTATTGGGTTGATTTTTATAAGAATGTGTGGTATACTTAACAGTATGAAAAGGACTTCAATATGGCCAAAAGAACAAAAACAAAAGCAGACCACTATGTAGATAACGAAAAGTTTTTCAAAGAGATATCGATTTGGAAAGAAGAGGTTATTGAAGCAGATGAGGTTGACGATACTCGACCTCCTATTACGGAATATATTGGTGAGTGTTTCATGAAAATTGCTGAACATCTATCTTACAAACCAAACTTCATGAACTATCCGTTCAGAGAAGAGATGATCGGTGATGCAATCGAAAACTGTTTGATGTATGCACACAACTTTAATCCTGAGAAGTCCAAGAATCCTTTTTCATATTTTACTCAAATCATATATTACGCCTTTCTTCGTAGAATTGAGAAGGAAAAGAAACAAGTATATGTTAAGTACATGTTAATGGAGAAGATGGATAAAGAAGGTAAGTTTACTAAGTGGGCTCATGATAATGAATTAGTAGACCCAAGTAAGAAAAATGCTTATGCTTCTTACTTTAAACTTAGCGACAGTGATATAGAAAAGTTTACACCAAAGAAAAAAGGTAGAAAGAAAAAGGAACCAAGTGGCGGAACTCTTGATATTCTTTTCGACGACGAGGAATGATAATTGAAACTTGCGATAATTAACGACACCCATTTCGGTGCAAGGAATGACTCTCAAATATTTCTAGATTACTTTTTGGACTTTTTTGAAACTCAGTTCTTTCCTTACTGCAAAGAAAATAAAATAACAGATGTAATTCATCTTGGTGATTTCTTCGATAGAAGAAAATTTATTAATTTCCACACTCTATCTGAAACCAAAAAGAGATTCTTAGATGGTTTGGCTGAGTATGATATTACATTACATTGTGTCTTGGGTAATCATGACACATACTACAGGAACACAAATAGACTGAACTCTGTTCAGGAATTGTTGTCGGATAACGACAAGATAAAGATATACAACGAACCATCTAATGTGAAGTTTGATTCACTTGATGTTGGCCTGGTTGGTTGGATTAATAGTGAAAATCACGATGAGTATTGCCAGTTTATAAAAGATTGTAAGTCTCCTATTCTAATGGGACACTTTGAAATTAATGGTTTTGAAGTGATGCGTGGTGTGAAGTTTAATGGTGGTTTGGAAAAGAACATATTCGATAAGTTCGAAATGGTTTTATCTGGACACTTTCATAGTAAGCATAGTAAAAACAATGTATTTTATCTGGGTACTCAGTACCAAATTACTTTCAATGATCTGAAAGATAAGAAGGGTTTTCATGTTCTAGACACAGAAACCCGAGACTTAGACTTCGTTGAAAACGAAAGTAAGATGTTTCATGCAATCACATATGATGACAGTCTGGACATGACTGGTCTACTTGAGTCTGATTTCTCCAAGTACGAAGGAACATATGTGAAAATATATGCTATTAATAAAGAAAAAATCTTTACATTTGATAAGTTACTTGATAAACTATACGAGAATAAAGTTTTAAACATCACGGTGATTGAAGACGTATCTTCCGCCGATGATGAAGATGTTTCTGTTGACATGTCAAAGGATACCATGACAATTATTAATGATGAGATTGATTCTCTTGAATTAGAATCTGATACTAGAGAAGGTGTTAAAACTATCGTAAGAGAACTTTACATGGAAAGTCTTTCACTATGAATATCTTTGTACTTCACGATTCGCCACTAACATCCGCACACCACATGTGCGACAAGCACATTGTAAAGATGCCTGTCGAAACCGCACAGATGCTTTCGACCATTCATCGAGTCCTTGACGGAGAGGAGTATGTTGGTTATTCAAAAACTGGTAGGCGAATCAAAAGGTGGACGCATTGGCTTGATGATGCCACGAAGAATCGCACTCGCCTGCTGTACCACGCTACAATGGTAAATCACCCATGTACAATCTGGGCCCGCGAAACATTGGGTAACTACATGTGGTTGGTTTACCACGGCAAAGAACTCTGTAGAGAATATACAAGAAGATACGGTCGTCGTCATGCGTCAGAATCTATTATTGAATTCTGTCATGAATCTTGGCCCAAGAACATTGATCGAGACACCTACCACAAGAAAACTCCCTTTGCTCAGGCGATGCCTGATGAGTACAAGGTGGAGGGGGATGCCGTTAGTGCATACAGAAATTATTACATGGGGGAAAAGGCTAGATTCGCAAGGTGGAAAAAAGGTATCGGTCGTTGTGATTACCGAAAACCTCACGATTATCTACCCGAATGGTGGCAAATTCCACAGAAAGTTGCAGTATGATAACATTCAAGAAAGTAAGATTTAAAAACTTTGGGTCGTTTGGTAATGCGTTTACTGAAATCGATCTAGACAATAACAACATGACTCTCGTATCCGGTAACAACGGACACGGGAAGTCATTTGCTTTGTTGGATTCTATCACGTTCGGTTTGTTCGGTAAACCATTCCGTAAGATAAACATTCCCCAACTACCTAACAGTATCAATGAAAAAGACTGTGTGGTTGAGGTTGAATTCTACATTTCAGACGATCATTACCTAATCAAACGAGGCCTTAAACCTAAGTTGTTTGAGATTTATAAGAACAAAATTCTTATCGATCAGTCAGCCAAAGCTAAAGACTACCAGAAAATGTTAGAAGAACAAGTTCTCAGAATGAACTATAAGTCTTTTACTCAAGTAGTTATTTTGGGTAGTTCTTCGTTTGTACCTTTTATGCAATTGCCTGCGGCAGACAGAAGAGAGGTTATTGAAGACCTATTGGACATCAATGTTTTTTCTTTGATGAATGTATTGCTTAAGTCTAAGGTCTCACAACTCAAAGAAGAAGAGAAGGAGTTAGAGTATGAAATTAGTATTACGAAGGAAAAGATCAAGGTTCATGAAAACCATATCAACAAAGTCAAAAAGAAAAGTGAAGAGTCCATCGAAGAAATTGAAAAAGATCTAGACACAATTTCTTCTGAACGTATCACTATCGAAAAAGACTTTAAGGATACATTCAACAAGCTAGAACAAACTAAAAAGTTTTTGGATGAAGAGAACAACATTTTCTCATCCATGAGAAAGATCAAAGGTCTGCGTGAGTCTATCGAGAAAAACATCAAGACTACAGAAAACGATATTTCTTTTTATGAGAATAATAAAACGTGTCCCACCTGCACACAAGAAATTATAGACAGTCATAGGTCAGAAATTATCTCAGAGAAACAAAGAAAACTGAAAGACTTCTCTGATGGGTTGTCTATGATACATGATAAAATTCTAAAGGTAGAAAAGAGTTATGTGTTAGTATCTGAAAAGACTAAAGAACTACCCGAACTCGAATCTAAACTTTCGAATATGAAGACAGAACTTTCTCTTAACGATGAACGTATGAGTAATGCGAAGAAAAGAATCGAGAGATTGAATACCGAAGATGATGAAGTGGAGGTTGGTAATCTAAAAAGTCTCAGGGGTGATTTGATGGATAGGGAAATGGAAAAGAAAAAGAACATGTCAACCATGCACGAACACTCCATTGTCTCCAGTCTCCTAAAAGATAGTGGCATTAAGTCTAAAATTATTAAACATTACTTGCCAGTCATGAATAAGTTGATCAACAAATACTTATCTTCTATGGATTTTTTCGCCCAGTTTCATCTTGATGAAAGTTTCAACGAAACCATCAAGAGTAGACATCGGGATGAATTTAGTTATATGAGTTTCAGTGAAGGTGAGAAGATGCGTATAGATTTGGCTCTTCTTTTATCGTGGCGAGAAATTGCTAGATTAAAGAATAGTGCCAATACAAATCTTCTAATCTTAGATGAAGTGTTTGATTCCTCTTTAGATTCACTGGGAACTGACGAATTTATGAAACTACTCTACAGTTTAGGGCGAAAGGTTAATGTGTTTATTATTACTCATAAGACAGATCAGTTGAGTGATAAGTTTGAACATTCATTGTTGTTTGAAAAGAAAAACAACTTTAGTAAGTTAACAAGTACCTGATAAATAAACTTGGAGAGAACATGGACTACCCCACTGCTCATAGGTTTCCCGAAAGAAAAAACGAAATGAAATCCAACAATGTAAGAGAAAATTGGTACAGTGAACACCGACGAAAAGTTCTTGATAAGTTCAAGAAGGGGAAGCCAGATCGTTCGACGGTTAGGTCTTACGATTCTCCATCAGGTAATTATAAAGTAATTGTGACACCAGTTTCTTGGTTGAATAGAAGTAAAACTAAGTTTTATTATACGACTGCTAGTATCTTCAAAGATGGTAAAGAGATCTTCAGTACCCATAGAAACTCTTCAGATTTTCCCTTTGGTTTTATTGAAAATTGGCCCGATGGTAATGATTATTTTTTATTTGCTGAAGATCTACAGGGTAGAAGTGTGTTGAACCTCACCACAGGAAAGTGTCGTCATTATATCAGTGAGAAGGCTCAGAGAGGTATAGAGTTTTCTTGGAGTAAAATGCACGCCACTCCCAACGGAAAATACCTTGCAGTGGAGGGTAATGTTAAACATAAACCAAAGGATCTGCTGGACAGTAAAGAAATAAGATTTTATAAATTGGATGACATATACGATTTACCTTACGATGAAGTTGGGGAGAGGTATACTGAATATTACGACACTTTTGTTTCTTGGACGGATGATTTACATTATTCGCTTGACAAGAAAGAAGAAAGAAGGTATAATGATGACATGTCAATTCAGCACATGTCTGACGAAGAACGAACCAAGTCCTTACAGGACGATGAGATTCGTATCAAGAAAGTAACTTATAATATCCCTCTATTTGAAGGAGTCCGTGAGGAAGTTTATTCCGAGTGGATTGATTGATGGCAACTAAGAAAAAAAGAAAAACTAAAAAGAAGACGAAGAAAGTAGTTGAGAAGGTTCTTCCTAGAAGGACTTGGGAGAACGGAGAAAATCCTCTAGGGTTGAATAAGGTATCTACTTGTTCATACGAAAAGTATATGAAACAAGCTCTTGAGATTATCTCAAAGCACCTTTCAATTCGAACATATAAATTGGCCCCGGCGGAAGACTACCCACAATTCATTCGGGGTAAGGATATGCGAGTTCAAATCTTCTGGAAGAAGAATTCTCTTTATGAGTTTATAGTTGAACAATCATTCTGGTTGCAATCAAATAGAAATAAAGAAGATCGAAGTTACATGAGAGGATTTGCTCATGTACATCTGAAGATTGTTCATGATGCTTATATGAAAGCTAAAGAGGGTCAGACTAAAAAGAAGACCACTCGAAGGAAAAAGAAAAAATGATATTGGTTGATAATAGTCAAGTGGTTTTGTCAAGTATTTTTGCACACACCCGAGGTGATACTAAAAGTATTGATGAAAATCTTGTTCGTCATATGGCTTTGAATTCTTACAAGTGGATTCGAAACAGATTCTCAAGTGAATATGGTGAACTTGTTATCTGTGAGGATTCCAAAGATTGTTGGAGGAAGAATTTCTTTCCTCTTTACAAGGCTGCACGGAAGAAGTCTCATGAAAATGATGATAAGGATTGGCGAGCAATCTATGACACACTCACTAGAATCCGAGACGAGGTTCGTGAGACCTTCCCTTATAAGAACATGAAGGTAGACAACTGCGAAGCCGATGATATTATCGCAGTCATCACAAAAAATTATTGTGTTTCTGAAAAGATCATGATTATTTCTGGCGATAAAGATTTCCAACAACTTCAAACTTCAGACAATGTACAACAATATTCACCCATTCAGAAGAAGATGATTGTTTGTGAAGACCCCGTAAGACATCTAGTTGAACATGTTATCGCTGGAGATCGATCGGATGGTGTTCCGAATATTCTCTCTGATGATGATGTTTTTATGGTTGAAGATAAGAGGCAAAAACCTTGCGGAAAGAAAAAGATCGGTACGATCATTGAAGATATAGATGATTGGAAGACAACTAGAAATTGGGAAAGAAACGAAACTTTAGTTGACTTGAACAAGATTCCAGAGTATATTGTGGAAAGAATTCAAGATGAATGGGAAAAACCAACTGAGGGATCACGATCTAAGATTTTTAATTATATGGTTAGTCACAAACTAACCAATCTCATTGGTGATATACAGGATTTTTAATATGAAAGAAATGAAACCACAATACATTTATCGTGCCACTGTTGAAAAGGTCGTAGACGGAGATACTGTTGATCTTTTGGTTGACTGTGGATTTAATATTATTCGAAAAGAACGAATTCGTTTCTATGGTGTTGATGCTTGGGAACCTCGCGGAGAAGAACGGGAACGGGGACTAGAAGCAAAAGCTTTTGTAATCGAACACTGTCCTGTTGGTTCTGAAGTTGTAGTGGTAACCGGTAAGGAAAAAGGAAAGTTTGGTAGATATCTTGGTGAGATTTTCATAAATAACAAGAGTCTAAATAATTTACTACTTGAAAATGGACACGCTGAAGTTTACAGATGAATAATTACTATTACGAAGATGATGATTGGCAAGATTTTACCAAGGGTACAAAGAAGAGTAAGAAAAAGGCCAAGAGACATCAAAAGAAACAATCCCTTAAAGATTACAATAACATGTCTATTGATGAGATAGAAGATGATTTAGATTTTTGGAATACTGAAACTGAGGAGAATATTTAAATGGGTTGTAATTGTGGAAAAAACAAATCGTCGGCCAGTAGATCTAAAAATCTACAAGAGGCATTTGCAAAAGAACAAGATAAGAAACAGGTTGATGTTGATTCAGTGCCTCAGGTGCAATCTAGTACCTTTAGAGACGGTGATAAAAAAATTATAAAAATCAAACAACCGTCTCTGGGATCTAAGGTTAAGAATTTTGCAAAGGCTGTTGGGTCTAGAGTTACGCAGAAAAAAATTGATGATTCTATTTTACAACTGAGACAACTATCTTGTCATGGTAACAATGAAATCGCACCATGCCCATATAGAGGAGATAGTGCGGTTCGTGATGGTTATCACTATTGTACTGCGTGTGGTTGTGGTGATAGACCAGCAACGTGGTTGAACAACCCCGAAGACCCTGAATCATTTACTAAATTACATTACCCTTGGGTTTCTTGTCCGGTTCGTAATCCCGGATTTGGTGATTATAAATCATACGGTATAGAATCAGATAAAGAAAAGAACGAGAAAAAAGAAGGTATGGATCGCAAAAAAATTATTGAAGCTTATTTAAACGCATCGGGTATTGAAATTCCCGATCATCCGGCACCTCAGCCAAAAACTGGAGAATAATATATTATGACAACTGTGGAAATTAATACTATGAAAATGTCAAACACAACCTTAGAGTACCTTAAGAATTACTCTACAATTAATTCAAACATTATTATCGAACCGGGAAATGTTTTAAAGACTCTTTCCCCCGTTAAGAATGTTATGTCCGAGTGTACTATCTCGGAAACCTTTGAACAGACTATTGCTATCTGGGATCTCAACAAGTTCCTTGGTACGGTTTCTCTGTTTGAAAATCCCACTTTCGAGTTTCACGAAAATCATGTCGTGATTTCCGATAGTGGTAAGTCTGCAAAGACTAAGTATCATTATGCAGAACCAGAACTGATTCGATCCGTCACCGAAAAAATTAATATGCCTGATTCTGTCGTTGACTTCAGATTAACTGAGGGTAACTTCAATCAGATCATGAAAGCAGCCGCGGTTCTCCAACTTCCTGATCTTTGCGTTCGTAATGATTCTGGAACTCTTGAACTCGTTGCACTAGATTCTAAGGACTCATCTTGCAACACCTATTCGGTGAATCTCGGTGATGTGGATGACGATACCCCTGAATTTCATTTCTTCTTCAAGACTGAGAACATGAAAATGCTCCCCGGTGATTATGATGTTGAAATCTGTTCTAAGTTGGTTAGTAAGTTTACCAGTTCTAATACTGATTTAACTTACTGGATTGCTTTGGAAAATAACTCTAACTACGAGGGTTGATTGTGAAAGATCATTATTTGTGGGTCGAAAAGTATCGACCTAACTGTATCGATGACTGTGTACTTCCTAATGAAATTAAGGCAAACTTTTCAGACATTGTTCATTCGGGTGAGATGCAGAACTTGCTCTTGTCTGGTAAGGCCGGTGTTGGAAAGACTACGGTTGCTCGTGCTTTATGTGAAGAACTTGGGTGTGAAAGTATCCTAATTAACTGTTCGGAAGATGGAAACATCGACACCCTACGGACTAAGATTCGAAACTTTGCCAGTACTGTTTCTTTCTCTGACAACAAGAAGGTTGTTATTCTAGACGAGTTCGATTACTCGAACGCACAGTCTACACAACCGGCACTTCGTGGATTCATCGAGGAGTTTGCAAACAACTGCCGGTTTATTCTAACCTGTAACTACAAGAACAGAATTATTGAACCTCTTCACTCTCGGTGTACCAATGTCGAGTTTAAGATTGATGCCAAGGAGAAACCTAAACTTGCTGGTGACTTTTTTAATCGATGTAAGTTCATTCTTGACAAAGAGGAGATCCCATTCAAAGAGAAGGTTCTCAGTGAACTGGTGATCAAACACTTCCCAGACTTCCGTCGATGTCTTAATGAGTTGCAAAGATACTCGGTTTCTGGTACAATTGACGAGGGAATTCTTTCCCAACTGGGTGAGGTCAACATCAAGTCCCTGATGGATGCGATGTCCAAGAAAGACTTCACTAATGTTCGTAAGTGGGTAGTAGAGAACCTAGACAATGATCCTACGATTATCTTCAGAAAGATCTATGATAATCTGTATGCACACCTGAGTCCTCACAGTATCCCACAGGCAATTCTTATTATTGCCGAGTATCAGTACAAGTCAGCTTTTGTTTCTGATTTGGAAATTAATCTAACCGCATGTTTAATCGAGATTATGATGGAGTGTAGTTTCAAATGAGTAAATTTTATCCAAGTAAAGGCAAGGTTGCAGTCCTTGTCGAGTCCCCACAACAAGCAGATGGTGAAATCATT